CTAGACATTCCCCGGAAATCTGTCTGTGAGGGTCATAATGCACCTTTTGATTATGTTCAGGATAGTTTTTTTGATAAGACTCAAAACTGCATTGTAATTGCTAACAGGACAGGGGGTAAGACTAATAATTCAGCCGCCCTTGAATTCTCAGAGGCTAAATGGAAAAATTTTTTAGAAGTTGCTCATCTAGGGGCAATTTTGGCACAAGCTGACAGGGCTTATGGTTATGTTCAAAAATGGGCAAGAAAATTCCCTGAAATCATTGACCGTACAATTAAGTCAAGGACAGTATTCAACAACGAATCATTGATAGAGATTTTACCGGGGACAATGAACGCCGTCAACGGCCCCCACCCGCATAAAGTTTGTGTGGATGAATTTGAACTCCTACCCTGGGAAATATTCGAGGAAGCTGGCAGCATGGCTAAATCAGGCAAAGGGATTTTATCATCCCTTAGGTTAGTAACTACAAGAAAAAAAGCCACGGGTAATGCTCAGTTAATGATTTCAGAGGCTGGAGATCGTGGGTTTAAATTATATAAGTATTGTATCTTTGAGGTGATGGAGCCTTGCACTTACAAAAAATCCTGTAGTTCTTGTCCATATGAAAGTCATATTTCATATACCAATTCAGGCGAAAAGAAGACATGGCCAGAAGTGTGTGACGGAAAAGCTAAAAGATCGGGAGGATACATTCCTTTTAGTGATGTCTTAGAAAAATTTAAATTACTATCGTGGGAAATTTTTAAAGCACAATGGTTATGCGAACGACCAGAAAGATTTGATTGTGTCTTTGTAGAATTTGATTATGATAGAAACACCTTTTCTAACTGGGATCATAAAACCGAGGACGAAGGCTGGCAATATGGTCGGGGCTGGGATTTTGGCTATGACGATCCGGCGGCTGTTAGTTTTTTTCAGTATAACCTTAAAGAGGGGCTTCTTGTTCAATTTGATGAAATAATTCAGTCCGGACTACTTATTGATGATTTAGGGGATAAAGTTAGAAAAATATCAGATAAATTTGCTCCCCCCGATAAATGGTTAGACTGGGGGGATATATCTGGAAAAGCAGTATCCGGCGTTGATGGTAAATCTTATATTGGGAAGTTAGAGAACCATGAAATTTTTATGCGCTATAAAAGTCAATTTTGCTCTGATGGTATACAAGCGGTAAAAAAAAAGCTACGATTATCTAATTTTACCGGAAAGCCGGAGTTTTATTTAATCCGTGGCAAGTGCAAAAAATCCATAGACGCCTTAGAACAAGCGACATGGGATAGGATAAAGACACCATCGAAACAGGAATCAAGAGAAAAATATACACATAATGAGCATTCACACCCTTTAGATGGTATTAGGTATTTCGTCAATGGTGTTTTTCCAATAAAAGAAAAGAAATTAACTTTTGGGTAATAGATTAAATCGGGGATTAAAAATGTCAGGTGAAAAGAAATTTTCTTTTGGGGCCGGGGAAAATGGGGTGGATAAAGGCGCTATTTTTAGTAAAGCCGTAGAGACCCTTGCACTTGCCTCACAGCAAAATCTAGAGGCTATAGCGAATAGTTTTGGCTCAGACGTAATAGAACCCTCGATTCCAATTTTTGACCTTGCTCACCTTGTCCTTAACTCAACATGGCATGCAAGATGTGTTGAGATCGTTGCTACAGCGGCATCATCGTCAGGTTGGACATTAACGACAAAAGATAAAAGTGAAAAAACCGATGAAAAAGTAAAACAACTTAATGAAATGGCCAAGTGCGAGCAACATAAAGACTTAGAGGATTTGAATGACGCTTTGGGGGTAGACATCAGATCCCTTGGAAACGCTTATATAGAGGTTATCCGAGATACTATAGGAAGACCGGCAAAAGTCTATCATGTCCCTGCCTTGACGATAAGAAAAAGAAAAGGCGGCGGGTATTGGCAAATGGTTAATTTAACCCGAAATATAGGGGATACAGCATTTTCGACAGGAGGTCTCCCAAGAACAACAACAGAATCAAAAACTTTATTTGGTGGTGCTGTGTATCAAAAGATATTTTTCAAAGAATACGGGGATACGAGGGTATTTAAAATTGATGGCACTCAACCTGGGACAGAAACATCAACGGATTATCGAGATGGTGAAGAGGGGAATTATCGAGATGGTGAAGATCAACAGGATGAATTTGTAGCTACATCTGAAGAAAAAGATGATAAAGCCAGTGAAATTATTCATTTAAGAAAATACCATCCGTTGAGCCCTTTATACGGTATTCCAGCTTTCATAGCCTCTTTTACTGCAATGGTTTCCGATGAAGCCGCAGAGAAATGGAATTTAGGGTTTTTTGAAAACAATCGAGTACCAAGATGGCTTTTTAAACTAATTGGCCAAGGAATTACTGACAAAGAAAAAGAGGACTTCAAAACTTATTTTACACAGGTCTTAAAAGGTAGATCGCACGTACCGATGATTATCGCCATGTCTGACCCTGACAGTAAAATTGAGACTGAAAAACTAGAAGCAGATGTAAATGAGGGGTCTTTTTTACAAACCAGGGACAAAAACAGAGATGAAATTATTGCATCACACGGTGTACCACCTAGAATGGTAGGGGTAATTATCCCAGGGCAAATGGGTGGTGGCAGTGAAGGACAGACACAACGAGAAGATTTCAGGGATTTCTCAGTAACACCCCTTCAAAAGATTTTAAAAAGTTGGATCAATTGTGACATTATACCGGATTTAAATTGGGGTGGTGCTTATTTAGTAGACCTGAATCAATTTGATACTCAATCAGCGGAGGTACTAAAGCAGGTCGCTGAAAGTACTACAAAACTACAATCTAGTGCTGTGTTGAGTGTCAATGAAGCCCGTAAAAAAATTGGCTTTGATCCTATTGATGAAGAATGGGCGGATAAATATTTTCTCTTACTCGGTAATCAGTGGGTTGAAATGACAAATGAAAAAATTAAGCAAATGGCTCAAGAGACTGTTGAAGATCAAGAAATTAACGCCGGTCTTCAAGGAGCAAAAAAACAAATCGAAGATAAGCTGAAACCTAAAGAGTTAAAAAAAGAGCCAAGTCAATGACAATAATAGCTGAACAAATTCAAGAAGTACCACGGGTAGATTTTGTTCCTGAAGAATTTCATGTTTTTCTTGACACAATGGATTTTATGCGCGAATCTATTAAGGATGAGATTAAAGGGAAAATTGTACAAAATTTTTTCAAGAATAGTAAAACAATTGCTCAATTAATCCTTTTAGGGGTTCGGCGTCAAGATAACACAGCACGAACAGAGTTAAATCGACTTGTGATTCCTGTGGCGACCAGAACCGCTAAAAAGTATTTTAACCCGGCCCTGGATGCTGGTAAGAGTTTAGCGACACATATAATAATAGAGATTGAAAAAATTAAGATAGATAAATCTAAAAAGAAGGCAACCAAAAAAGCGATAGAATTAGAAAACAAAGATGTCCTCATAGCTCAATTGGACAGGGCTACGAAAAGATATGTCTTTGATTCCGAAGAGTTACTCGAAAGCCTTCTTTTCAATGAGGTTGGTAAAAAGCCAGCATTGGATGAGATTGAAAAAGAATTGAAGATGGCGAATGGTCAAGCGGGTAGGTATTTTAATGCAATCACAGCAGCTACACAGGGTTATGTTTTCAAAGTCGCTGATTCCGCTATGCAAGATGCCTTTGCTTTCAAGGATATCCAGAATTCTATGCGGTGGGTTACTTTTTTTACTAAATCTTGTCATGAATGTGCTGCGTTACATAATATGGTACTTGATTATAAGGAATGGAAATACCGGGGATTGCCTCGATCCGGGGTAACGGTTTGTAAAAGTCATTGTCATTGTGTCATAATACCTGAAGAGTATCCTATTGACATTTCAGCCCCGGTACAAAGAGAAAAAGCGAGAATTACAAAACCACCTAAACAGGTAAAGAAAACTATTATCAAAGGGATTTTAGATAGAATTTTTCAGGTTGGGTAAAATTAAGATGAAAGACCTTTTAAAACGCCAAGAAATTCAATGTTCTGTTGATTTGAAAGCCCTAAAAGGTAAAAGAGTATTGATTACCGGCGCTGGTGGTAGCATAGGTCAGGCAGTGGTTAATCTTGTCAGTGGGTATGTTGATTTAACTTGTTTAGACGTCTCAGAAGAGAAGATTTTTTGGATGAAGCGAGAAACCCAGGCTACATTTATTCTTGGAAAAGTAGAAGACTTGACGTTAGCTGAAATAAAGAAACAAGATATTATAATTCACACAGCGGCATATAAACACGTTGGATTATGTGAGGAATTCCCAGAGCAAGCGGTAAAAACCAACGCTGGTTTGGTTACGAATTTGGCTGGGTTATGTTGGATTGCAGACACCCATTTTTGTTTTATTAGCACGGACAAAACTGTTGATGCTAGAGGGGTCATGGGGAAAACAAAGTGGATTGCTGAAAGGGCAATTGATTCTTGGCGAGAAATGGGGTTAAAAACAACTATGCTCCGTTTTGCCAATGTCCTTGGATCAAGTGGTAGCGTCTTACAGGT